CTTTATAAATTTCCAGGTAATGGAAATCATTAACCTCTAACTTGATTGTACGACAAGAGCTTGGGGTTTTTAGAGTTAACGGTTTCCTCCTTGGATCATCAATTCCATCAGGAAGATTTTGCACCATCAATAGATACTCAACATTGCCATGGCTATCTGGCTGAGATACACCAAATGAATCGACCGTCAGCAACAAAACTTCCCCTACACGAAGCCCATACTGGAACATAAGTCGATGTATAAGGAAGTTGCGATATTGTAAGCATTCAGTTTGAAATGGATTAATCGGGTTGATCACTTTTTCAAACATCTCCCCAGTATCTGGATCAACGACAGCGGGGGAGGAGGGTAACAGCATGTCGTTAAGCTCTAGATGCTGTTGGTACGTAATGCTCTTGTAGCGAGTTGCCGGTGTATGCTTTGCAGGCCCGAGTCGATTAAATTCCTTTACCTTGCTTTTGAGTCGCAGATCATTACTGCTGTAGTTTGTGTTGGCCTCAGCTAGAGACATGCTTTGATATTTTACACACATGTACCTCTGATTGAGATAATTCAGAAAACGGGCAACATTTTTAATATGCGTACAGCAAGTTGATTTATTAACTTGACTAACAGTATTGCTTACTGCGCTATCAGTAGGCGGTTCATTCTCTTTTGTGAGATGTTGTTTGCTGAGTAGATAGTGAAATAGGTTATCTAGCTCAGGGATGCAAGATGCGATATCAAAATTCGATCTATAAAAAAAATGGTCAAATGTTTCTCCATGAGTTTTCAACCAAAAGCTGTAGAAAAATCGGAGCGAGATCAGGTCATTTCTCTGCGTACTAAATCTTGTCTTAGACAACTGATTGAGCAGGTAGATCGTTCCAAACAACACAGGCAGAGTTGTTACATCGTCGACCAGCACTGTGACATGTTGCCGATCACGCCTGATGTGGTAGTTGGTGTATGTCATCAGTTGCTCAGATCCAAAGTCGCTTTTCATGAAGTTAAGTTAAGTAGCAAAACTCAAAATCTGCAAGTGCTCTAGGATGTAGCTAAGTGATTGATCTGATCCAACTCATGAACTTATCTTAAGTTCAGTATATTTAACATAATATACATTATGCGCGGTATGGTCAGGCCCGCTCAGTGGAGACAGAAACACAGCCGCCGCAAGGGCTACCGCCGTGCCAGCTCCTTTCGAATACTTCGCCAGAATATCGTACCAAGCCTGTTTCAGCTCGGGATCCGTGGCCCTGACCGCCGCCAGACTTATCAGCACTTCTTGGACGTCCAGGCCGATTTCTTCAGCCATTTTTTTTGCAGTGGCATCAGTGAGTTGCACCTTTCCAGTGGTCAAGCTGGAGATATGTGACTTGGTAAAACCAAGCTCGGCAGCGACTTGCTGATACTGGCTAAGGTTTTTGGCTCTCATGTAGGCCTGAATCAGTGCTTTTGAGTCCATTTGACTGTCTCCTGACTTTTTCGAGTGGGCATATAACACACTTATTAGGGCTAAAAGTCACCCGTTGTTAGTTAGATTTAGTTCTGATTCAATCCAGTCAATTCATAATAAATCTGACCAACATATGACCCACTCTAGCCCACAAAACCAGGATCTGCCCGCGCTCATCGAGCGCAAGGTCTATTGGCAGGCAGAGCCGACTGGCGATTACTCCGCCTGCATCGCGGGTCAGGTCGAGATGTTCCGCGACCTGCATGAGCTGCGGGTCTATCTGTCGATGACGTACCCCGATACCGTGTTCGAACTGGTGGAAGTCACCGAGGACACGTGGCGCGGCTTCTATGACCAGGGAGTGTTTTTCGATGACTGGTCATAATGCCGTGCTGCTGATTGACGGGGGTCGCTCATGATCACCTCAACTTCTGGCTATCTTTTTGATGCCATGACCATGTCCAGCGACGTGGCGCCGATAAATAGGGTTATCGGCAACAAAACCCTGATCGATTATCTGTCCTTCACCTGGGCGCCGACCGAGTTGATCCAGATGAAGGAGCTTGCCAAGCAAGGGGCGCTCTTGAAGGCTATCCCGCGCTTCGATACCAAGGTGAAGGCCCTGCAAGCGGCCATTTCTGAGCCCCCTGTCGAGGGGCTGCGTTATCTCTGGAAGCGTCCGGTTGGCTTCGCTCCCCTCGCCCGTTTTGACAAGGTGACAGAACGCCTGTGCGGCAAGGCCGAACGGCTGGGGGTCTCCCCTGCCCCAACGGTTGAATATGACAAGACCACTGAGCGGTTAAGCCTCCAGGGGGTGCCTAAGTCCCCTGCCCCTGTCGTGACGCTATCCATGACCGAAATGATGGAGCGTGCTTTGCATTCCGGTTACAAGGCCCGTGCCGACATTCGTAAGGAGTTGAAGGCGGTCTGCACTGCCCTGCTCAAGTTCTCCGAGTTCGAGGTTGTCGAGGGTGCCAAGTATTGGGAAGCCTACAACGACTTGATCGACTGCTACGGCGTCCAGTTCCTGGATGCCCTCTGCTGCAACGAGCTGGAGCTTTGGTTAGAGGAGCTGAATACCCGCATCGGTGTCCCCATCCCCGAGCCGCGCTTCACGATGCGCCCTCGCCGCTCTGGCCTGCACGGTTACGCTAATTCGGCTGACCTGCTGTGTGACGGCCTCCCCTGCGGCCTGATTGGCTGGGGTGCGGCAAACCATGGTTGCATGGTGAGTTTTTCCGGCGTGGGTTGTGCCGCCCTGGATTTTCAGGCTTTGCACGATGTTATCTCTCACATTCCTGGTCTGCGCATCACACGGGTGGATCTAGCCCTGGATGACTACAGCGGCGAGCACATCACCTACCAGGGAGCCATTGCCGGCGCGGAAGCCGGCGAGTTCCATCCCCAGCGGGGCCGCGCTCCGTCCTGGATGAAGATTGAATCGGGCGAGTTCGTGATCACCGAGGTTGCCAAGGGCATCGCCAAGCGCTTTGGCATGGTGCCGACCAAGGGCTGCTCGTTCTACGTGGGCAGCCGCATCAATGGTAAGTGCGCCCGGGTATACGAAAAGGGCAAACAGATGCAGTCGGCAGAGTATCCGAATTGGGTACGCGCCGAAGGCGAGCTGCACAATAAGGACCGCATTATCCCGCTGGACGTCCTGGTAAACCCAGACCCCTATTTTGCGGGGATGTATTCGCAATTTGATAAATGGCTGGCTGCTATCCAGGAAGCTGAAATAAAGCCCGTCAGACTGACAACCTTTAAAAACAAGTTCAAAACGTCCAGGGATAACGCCGTATTTAATATGTCCCGCATGGCGGGTCGCCTTGTTAATTGGTTAGCGAACATCGAGGGATTATCGCCTGAGAAGATTGTTAACCAATTAACTGCGCACCTGGAAGAAAGTGATATTCCGGCGCGATTAAGAATGCCGCTCCCTCCTGACTTGGACGAGCTGCCTGTATTTTCGACCTAACTAAGGTTCTTCAACGAGGTAATAACTATGTCTATTTTGTCCAGTGTGCTGGTCACTCGCGTGACCCATGGCTACGGTGTTTCCCGCAAATCTGGCGCTCCGGTGCCTTACGACTTTGCCCAGGTCGAATACCTGGCTCCTGCAAACAACGTCAACAAGCCGGAGTGCAATATCACCTCCTGGGGCTATGAGGTTCGCCAATTGGCCCTGCGCAATGATGCGCCGACTATTAAGGAGCTGGCGGATTGCCCGAAATTGGTGGCCGTGGATCTTATCCTGGAAGCCGACCCCCAGAATCCGACCCGCAACGTTGTCGTTGCCTATCAAGCCACTAAAAAGCCCCTGTAAACAACCAGCGCCAACGAGGAGGAGGAGCGAGGGCGCGCAGCGACCGACGACGAGGGCGCAATAATGATCTGCTTAGATATTACCTCCGAAGGATATACGCGCCTTTCAGAGGGGGATTCTTGTAATTACGTGCTCCTGACTGTCCAGGAGCACACAAAACTCACCGACATATCCAATTGGTTTCAATTCGATATAGCGGATGTGGGAATTGCCTTTAGCTCTGGGATTGTTATTTGGGCTTTGGGTTTAAAACTGGGCGCAATTGCCCGTGTCATTGTAGGTGCAAAAAGAGGATAAACGAGTATGCGTAACTATTTCCGTAATGGCTGTATCGCCCTGGTGGGTTCCGTAGCTGCTGTCGGTGCCAATGCTGCTGATGGTGGTATCGCTGCCGCTGCGGGTGCTGCCCTGGATGCTGCCCAGTCTGACGTCACCACTACCGCGCCCAAGGTGATGATGGTCGTGGCTACAGTCGTCGGGGTCGGTATCCTGATCGCGCTCATGCGTAAGGCTTAAACCGTGTCCCTGTTGATTGGGACGCTATGGTTTCTGTTCTTTGTCGAAGGCTGGAGATCATCGTTTTCGATATGACACAAGGCGGCTTCGGTCGCCTTTTTTATTGGGGGTCGCGTGAGATTGTTTTATCTGCTGTTCCTGGTGCCGCTGGGTGCGTTCGCGAGCTGTCCGGCAGGGCTCCAGCTCTCCAACGTGCCGATAAGTACGCCGTTGCCCTACTGCGTGAAATGGGAGTCATCCACCCTGGGCGGCTGTGCGGTGGACTGCAAGGGCGTGTGCGTCGAGTTTCCGGCTAACGGCACCAAGGGGCCAATGGAGACGACGGGCGGGGAATGCGAGCTAGGTGGTGGTGATCCTGGTGGTGGTGATCCTGGTGGTGGTGATACGGGGGGGGCGCCATATTATTACCCCTTTAAAAACCAAATAAGCCCTATTGGTGTCGGCGGTCAATATCAAGAGGCTACGACGGCGGCTTTAAAGCAAATTGATGAGGATTTGCGTTGGACTTCTATTAAATTATATGGGCAAGGTGAGGAATCACTCGCCACATTCAAAACTTTTAGCCGTGACTTGACGAAAGTTACCGACGCCTTGACGATTCAAAGTAATAATGCCGAAGAATCAGGCAAGACGCAGCTTGCTATTTGGCAAACTCTTAGCCGAAGTGAAGATTCATTGCTGCGTTTAACAAATTGCGTGACCAATCCGTTTAATAATAACTGTGGGCACTTGGCTGGTTCTGGTGAAAGTGGTGGTTCTTCGTCGGGTGATGTTGCGGCAATTAAAGGCATGATGCAAACAGCCATGGGATGGTGGGGTGGCACTCCAGGTAATCTGACCGCGATCAGTGGTCAGCTGACGGGCATTTCTAATAGCGTTGCGCCAATGTTTCCTATGCTTGAGCATTTCAATAAGCAGCAGACGGGTTTGCAAACTCAAATGGCAGGTGATTTGGCTGCAATCAAAGACGCGTTAGGCAATGGGCAGGGCTCGGGTGGAGATGGTGATGGCGGTGGCTCGGGCATTGATTATTCACAAATGCCAGGTTCGGCGGGTAATCCGTTGCAAGTGGCGGGGGCAGAATATAAATCAGGCTCTTGCCAGGGTGGTGTTAATTGTGCGTTTAACCTGGAAGAAATAAATAAACAATATGGCGAGAAGAAAGCCGAACTGAAAGATAAATACGGGGCAATCAAGGATGAAGTCTCCCAGGTTTTTAAGTTCCAGTTTAGCGGCTCGGCATCTGCGCCTAAGTGCTTTGATATGTTTTCAATGTTTGGCAAGTCTTATCAGGTTTGCCCTGATTCGGGTGAGTATTGGGCCACGTTGGCCGCGCTGATGATGTTTATATTTTATTTTGTCGCTTTAATGATTGTCGCCAGGAGGTGATACATGGAATGGTTAGGGGATATGTTCAGCGGGTTATTCAACGACATATATAAACTTGCTGTCCAGGTAACGGCCTGGATTTCGGTAAAACTGGCGATTCAATGGGTAGAGTTCAAATTGTTCATGTTGATGTTTTCTTGGGACGTTGCCAGGGAAATCCTGATTAACTTGCAATTCAGTGAGTTGATTTCGACATCATTCAATAATTTGCCTGCGTCGGTGCGGGAAATATTGCTCTATCTGCAATTTGACAAGGGATTGTCTGTCATTACTCAAGCGTTTGTGACGCGCTTCCTGTTAAACATGTTTGGGTGGTGATCCATGTCCATCAAAATCCATCACGGTGCTCCTGGTTCCTATAAGTCCTCTGGTGCCATTCATACCGATGTGATCCCGGCCATCAAGGCGGGTCGCTACATTATCACCAACGTGCGGGGCTTCTCGGTGGAGCGTTGCCGCGAGGTGCTGGGCAAAGAGGTGCCGGACGGCTTTGAGGTGCTCTATGTTGAGACCGAATCACAGGAAGGCCGCGATCATCTGGCGCGGTTCTACCACTGGGCGCCCAAGGGGGCGTTTTTCCTGGTCGATGAGGTGCAGCGGGTATTTCCGCCAGCATGGCGGCAGAGTGACCTGGATAGGCTCGATTATCCAGGTGGGCCGGATAAGGCTAAGGAAGATGGCCGACCGGAAACCATCGACGTGGCTTTTGATATGCACCGTCACCACAACTGGGATTTCGTATTAACAACCCCGAACATCAAAAAGGTGCACCAGGTAATCCGTGCTGCGGCGGAAACTGCGATTCGACATACCAATATGGCGATATTGGGTCTGGGCGGTCGTTATAAGACGGTGCTTCACCTTTCCGATAATTCCGGCACATCGCTTTCTGATGTGTTGCAAGCCAAGCCGTTTAACAAGGTGCCGAAATATGTTTTCAAGCTTTATGACTCGACTACAACCGGTAAAGTCTCGGATACAATCGCGGGCAGCTCGATGCTGCGAGACCCTAAAATACTCTTTGTTCTGGTCGTTTGGGGACTCTGTATATTCTTTGGCTTCATCAAGCCTGAGTATATTGACGCGCCTGCTAGGGCCGCTGCTGTGGCTTCTGAGGCCCCTTCTGCCGCTTCTTCGACTTCTGGGGCGGTGGGTGCTTCGCCCGCTGCTCATGTACGTCCTGGTGGCGCTCCTGCTGCGTCTGCTGATGGCGTCCTTGCTGTAGGACCGTTTGCGGGCTATCGCCTTATCATCAATTGCCATGTGCTGACCAAAAGCGATCGCGACGTCTACAACGTCGAGTATTGCTTTGCCCTGCGCAAAGGTGACGACGAACAAGCCATCTATGCCGAGGAGTGGCCGCAATACTTCGTCGATTTGAAGCCCATGACGGCTTGTCATGCGGTTATCCAGTACCAAGGGCAGCCAGTGGACGTTTATTGCGATCCTGATGGGGATGCGCTGCGCAAGCGGGTAAATGGGGCGCTATTCACTGGCGGTGATGCTAAAAGCAAGCAGCGAATTGATGACCGGGCATAGTATGCTGAGTGACACTTTCACTTTGCGCTCCATTTGGGTTATGTTTGATCGCTAATGTAACGTCCTTGGAGGCTCTATGGAGCATTCTGTTAAGTGGTATTCAGTGCAGGTTTTATATACAGATCGAGTTCCTTTTTCTCTTTTTGGTGAGTTAGAAAAAGGAAGCCTTTTTATCTCTGCTGGCGGGCGTCTTTGTGGTCCACATGCTGCAGCTTATCTTGAAGATGAACTTCTTGCCGAAAAATATATATCTTCATTAGTAAAACGTAGGAAGAAACTTGATCCAAACTTTATGGCAAGGGCTGTTCAAATGTCATCGAATAACAAGATGTACCGTAGTCGCATTGCCAAGGATACTTTGAAGGTTAGTGATAAACTAACAGCTTGGGGTATTTCTGTTTAATTTTACAGGTTTGGTTATGATTGATTTCCAGAGTGTTTTTTATGGTGTCTGTGGTTTGTTAGCCGCCATTGCAATTACTCAGCCAAAATTCTATGTGAAATATGCTGGATATTTGTTTGTTGCGGCTTTTGTGAATATGGTTTTGGTCTTGGTTGTTACATATTTCGCTCTGGTTGTTGCTAGCGAAGCTGGGGAATACAGAGATGGAATAAACCTATTTGCTAGGTACTTCTCTGAGTTTTTATTTAAGGTTGACAATTATCAAACCGTATCTTATATGGCCTTGTTATTTGTCGTTTGGATAAATCTATTGTTTTTGTCGAAGTTAATGAGTAAGTATGATGATGAAATTAAAAGGGAGAACAACTGATGTTTGGTTATAAATTTACTGGTTACTATGTACTGATGTTTTTTATATAAAATATAGTTGTGATGGTCGAGTGTTGGCAGGAGGGGCGAGGTGTTTTTTTCATGGCGCAGCCATAGAAGCGCAACCCTCGCACTCACCCCGAGAGATCATGCCTCTAAGCGCGGCTCCCGCCTTTAGGCGGCTCTGAATTTTCCCGGGAATGGCCCTCCTCCCCCTTCCCTGCTAAGCCGATCTTTAGTGCCCCAGTCAGAGCGACCAGCCGAAGGCTATGGGGCGCGGGTAGTGGCTGCATCGTCCTCCTGTCGCAGACAAGCCGCTCTCAAGGTCTTTCGCTGTCTTAGTCTTTGGGGCCACAGGTTTTCCGGTTCGGCTCCCCCCGTGTAGTAATACGGGGGGAATTCGTTGCACAGAGCCTGATGACACCACGGATCACATCTTTAGTGGTTTGTGCTGCGCAGCTGCGTACCTGGTCAGGCTTTCACGACATATCATGCTGCGCCCATGAAAAAGGGGGCTTGCGCCCCCTGCCCTGTCTACTCAATGCCTCGCTTCTTCCGCCATCCTTCCTGGGAAGCTCCCCAGGTGGATACGGTATTCATACTTGGCTGCCTGCGGACAGCCTTAGCTCTTCCATTAGCCAAACCATGGCATCCTCCTGGTTTTTGAAGGTTCGGACATTCTGCTGCTTTATGTGGGGTACTCGCTCAATCGCGATGTCGTGTAGTACCTGGGATCTGATGACATGAGCTTTAGCGACCATCTTCTGGCCGTTGAGCCAACCATTGAAGTCATTAGCTGTACTGAGAGCCTCATCGGTGCCGCCCTCGTAGCTTCTTGTATCGACGAGGAAGCAGAACGGACGACCGTCAAGGCTGGCGATGAGAGACTTCACGCTGTCAACCCAAATCCTGCAACCTTCCGAGTTGAACGCCCCTATCAGTTGGCTTTGGATCACTTGTTCAGAAATGCTGGAGGTATGTTTGCCATGAGCAATAACGGGCCCCATCCGAACCTATCCCCATGTTTTTATGTGTGTGTTGAATTATCTTGCATTCAACTGAAAACGTTTGCAAGCCTGTCCAGGTCAGGAAAAAGGGGGCTTGCGCCCCCTCCCCTGTCTACTTGATACCTAGTTTCTTCCGCCAGTGGAAAGCCTCTCTTTGCTTCTCTGACAGCTCGGCCTGGATGATGGCCAGCGCCTCGATCCTCCTCCTGTCGAACATGACGCCATTCGGTGCGATCAGGCAGTCATTCTTCATCCGCCATCCCTGCCACTCCTTGAAAATCGTGGGCAGCTCCCGCCCAGATGCCATACGCATAAGCCGTTTATAGACAGGTGGGATCTCTTTACCCTTATCCCAATTTGTGACCTGCCTCACAGAAACGAAACATAGATTTGCCGTCTCCTCTTCCGATAAACCGCATTCAAACCAACGAAAAATGAAGTTTTTGGTCAACTCTCGTTCCATCCAAGTAAATACCTGATAAACCAGCAAAATTGCGTGGGCTGGCTTATCGGCGGGCTTCACATGGGCATTTAACCAAACGCGACATTATGCGCAATGTCGTATTTTATGAGTCCCAGGGCATGGTCAATCAAGGATTGCCTTTAGGTCCAACATCTTGGTTATGAGTGCAGCTTTATTTGTTCACCACTGGTTATCAATCATATGTTCGGTCCTGGTCGAGCAAGTGGTCCAACGGCTTGCGGCTGGCACTCTCGTGACGTTCCCGGTTGCCGGTGTGCAGGTACTTGGAGGTGGTGTCGATGCTGTCGTGTCCCGCATCGGCTTGTACGTGGGATAAAGGCCGGCCGTGCAGATTGATG